GATACAACAGATTACATGAACGCAAACTTAGTTTTTGCTGATAACGCAAGATTACAAATAGGTACAAACACAGATTTGCAACTGTTTCACGATGGTAATGACTCTTATATTAGAGAGGCAGGAACGGGCGTTTTGTTTATGGATAGTGATGACATACACTTTAGAAACGGGGCGGGTAGTAATACTTTAATGCAGTTAAGTTCCGATGTTTTGACTATGCAAGGTCAACTACAAATGAACGGCAATATAATTAATGATGTTGAGGATATATATTTAAGGGATAGAATTTTTCACGATGCTGATACAGACAATTGGTTTCAATTTGGTACGGACTCACAAAGTTTTGTTACAGGTGGTACAACTGCCGTCACAATCAATAACAATGATTTAGTATGTTATCGTAACCTAGCAATGAGTGGTCAAATTATTGATAATGTAAATCACATATATTTAGGTGATAGAATATTTCATCATGGCGACACTGATAATTATAAACAGTTTACAACAGACACTCAAAACTTTGTTACAGGTGGCAGTACGCGACTGCGCTTAAATAATACTGGTGCTATTATTTACCAAGACCTATACACGCCAAATAAAATTATACACTCAGGTGATACTGATACATATACACAATTTCATGCGTCAAACCAATGGAGAGTTGTTGCGGCAGGTAATGAAAGGTTTGAAGTTAGGACTGATGGTGTATTAGTATCAACTACACTTACAGCGACAGGCGATGTTATTGCATATGGTTCGTCAGATAAGCAGCTAAAAGACAACATCAAGCCTATAGCAAACGCGATGGATAAAATAAGTAAGCTATCAGGTAATACTTTTGACTGGAACGATAAGCAGTCAGAATATCATGTTGGCACTAAAGATGTTGGTGTGATCGCACAAGAGGTTGAAGCCGTATTACCAGAAGTCGTAACTACTCGCGACAATGGTTATAAAGCGGTGCGCTATGAAAAAATGATAGCGTTACTAATTGAAGGCATGAAAGAACAGCAAGCTGAAATAGACACGCTAAAAGCAAAACTAGGTGATATGTAATGGCGATAGTAACGTCAGGCGCATTATCTTTAGGCACAACGTCAGGTACTAACCGAAGCCTTAGTGCCGAGTACGGGGGTAGTGGAGATTTACCTTTAAGTACGTATTATGCGGGTGCGGGCCTTGTTCCTGCGGGCACCGTGGATCCAGATGGTAATGCCGTTCCTTCAAGTGGTACTATTAAATTTTCAGATTTTTACGGAACACCCGCTATTACAAACATACACGGCACAGCTATATCTGCCGCATACGTTGATGGTCAGTATTTTGACCAAAGTGGGTACAGAGAAGGTGTTATAGGAAGTATGACCGACGACGCTATTGGTTCTTTTCAAAGTAGCAGTGTTTGTAAAATTACACAGACCGAAAACTTAGCGGGAACCTTTAATCTTACTATCAGTGTAAGTTCCGGTTCAAAAACTTTTAACAACAGCGGTTTTACAACACTTAACTTATATCTTGGGCAAACCACTAATAGTGGTAATCCTGACGTAGAGTTGGACAGGGTTGATGCTACTTTTTCTAACGGAACCAACTTTGGGCGATGGGCTTGGGATGTAGCAACTTTAGGTGGAAACACTAGCCCTACTTTTGTTAACGGTATTTTTGGCCTCTCTACAACTAACAACTTTGTGGAATTAGTGTGATGACTTTTACGTATTCACATATAACGCGAGACGGTGTGAAGATAACAATCTTGACAGATACAAACCAAAGAATAGCTGAAGTTCATTCTGTGTTAAATGCGGACGGTACTGTAAACATTCCGCTTTCAAATAAATCTGCCGAAAGTTTATATTATCAATACACTACGGTACAGGATCAGGTTGATCGTATTTCCTTGATTGATTCCTCGCAGGTAAAAGATACCACCTATTTAAACGGAAGTGCTGCAAGAACAGATTATGCTGTAGATACTACCGAGGGTCAGGTAATAGTAACAAAGCTAAACACTGAGTTTTCAGGAGAAGTTCCTTCTTACGATGATAATTCCATGAACCTTGTCGGAGAGTATACCGCACAAAGACCGCCGTATAATGTAAACAATACAATTTCATTTTATAACTTTGATGTATTAACAGATACAATAAAAACACGCTTTGGCGCTACTTATCAAGAGTATAGAAAATGGTATGGCTTAAAGTTTGACACCGTTACAAAAGATGTTCTAGCAAAATTTGTTATACCCGACGGAGAAATGAAGCGCGTTGATATAGACAACTATACTAAAATAAACAACGCACTTCCCGCCGTTAGTTATCCATTTTACGCCCGCATTCACGATGAGTCGGGTAATGTAAATGAAAACGTAGACGTGTACTTTCAAGCTGACCCCGATGTAATGAAAACGTGGTGTACGAATAATACATACGTTTTTCCATACGACACGACGGACACGACTATTGTACCTATGTTGTTTATCTGGGGATGTGTGTATAATACAACGACAGAGGAGATAACACATGTTAAAGCCTACACAAGAACAACTGCATAAAGAAAGGTAGCTTATATGCCTTTGCAGAAATTACAATTTAGACCCGGTATCGTTAGGGAAACTACTGCTTACAGTAATGAAGGCGGGTGGTACGACTGCGATAAGGTTAGGTTTAGGTTCAGTACTCCAGAAAAAATTGGAGGTTGGATAAAACAATCCTCAGATACGTTCTTAGGAACCTGTAGAGCTCTTAAACCGTTTGTAGCTTTAAACGGGTCTTTCTACATAGGAACAGGCACAAATTTTAAATACTACGTATCTGAAGGCGGAGGTTTTAACGACATTACCCCTATTCGCGCAACAACTGCTGCGGGAGATGTAACGTTTGGCGCGACCAACGGATCTTCAACACTTTTAGTAACAGATGTAGCTCACGGAGCGGAGGTAAATAATTTTGTTACGTTTAGCGGGGCAGTTACTTTGGGCGGTAATATAACCGCCGCCGTATTAAACCAAGAATACCAAATAACTCAGATTGTTACAGCAAACTCTTACAACATAGTAGCTCGTGAGGTAAATACAGTAGGGGATATTACAATAAACGGTGTTTACACGCCGGTCCCTGTGACGGCTAACGCTTCAGATACAGGTAATGGTGGTTCGTCTGTAGTGGGCGCTTATCAAGTTAACACGGGTTTAGACACAACTGTGGCGGGTATTGGTTGGGGTTCAGGTACTTATGGACGTGGTACGTGGAGCTCTGGCGCTAATTTCCCAACAACAGGTGAAATTTTACGTATATGGACTAATGACAACTTTGGTGAAGACCTACTGATAAATGTAAGGGACGGAGGTATATTTTATTGGGATTCTTCAACATCGGCTAACCCTTACCTACGTGCAATTGCTTTATCTGATTTAGCAGGAGCAGACGCTACGACGCCGACTGTCGCTAAACAGGTTATGATATCGGACCGTGACAGGCACGTCATTGTTTTTGGTTGTGATCCGCAAGACAACATAGGGGTTCAAGACCCGCTACTAATTAGATTTTCAGATCAAGAAAACCCCCTTGTTTGGTCCGCTCAAGCTACGAATACGGCAGGTGATCTACGGATAGGTACAGGTTCTGAAATAATCACGGCCCTCGAAACACGGCAACAGATACTTGTTTTTACTGATAAATCTTTACACGCTATGCAGTATTTAGGTGCTCCTTTTACTTTTGGTATTTCAATGATTTCAGAAAATATAACAGTAGCGGGGCCTTTGTCTGCTATTGCGGTGGATGATACTGTTTTTTGGATGGGCGAAGAAGAGTTCTATATTTATACAGGTCAAGTTCAAAGACTGCCTTGTACTGTACGCGCTTATGTCTTTAATGATTTTAATCAACTACAAGCTGAAAAAGTGTTTGCCTCGGTTAATTCGTCTTACTCAGAAATATGGTGGTATTATCCTTCCGCTGATTCTGATGAAATAGATAGATACGTAGTCTACAACTATACCGAAAAAGCTTGGTATTACGGTAACTTAGCTCGCACATTTTGGATAGATCGAGGGATTGACCAATACCCTATCGCGGCAAGTACGGACGGCCACTTGTATTATCACGAGTTTGGTGACGATGACGGTAGTGTTAACCCTCCCGCGGCCATAGACGCTTTCATACAAAGCAGTCCGGTGTCTATTGGAGCGGGTGATAACTTTGCTTTTTTAAGTAAGTTAATACCTGACGTTACATTTGACGGATCTACCGACCCTTCACCTAGTGTAGACTTTACTTTAGAAGTTAAAGATTTTCCCGGAGCTAATTACGACGGAACAAAGTCAAGCACCATTAATCGTACTGCAACGGTACCTGTGGAGCAGTTCACGAATCAGGTGCGTATAAGATTACGCGGACGTTCGTTTGGATTGAAAATAGAATCTTCAGAAACAGGTGTAATGTGGAGGTTAGGTACGCCGCGCGTAGAAATTAGGCAGGACGGTAGACGATGAGTCGTGGATTAGTATACCCGCTTTTTCCAAATGCTCCTAAAGAGTATGACGCTATTTTTATGTCAGAAGTGGTTCGGGCCTTCTCTGTATTTATTCAACAAGTTAACAACCCGGGACCTTGGCAAGCATCCTCTTTGACGCTACCAGAATTACAAACAGATAACTATAACCTCCCTATTGGCGGGGTTTTTCAGTATGGAGACGAGCTTCGTATTACCGTAGCTAACGTGCCTTACTTACGTGGATCTACAGCAACAGGCGCCGTTGGCGGTGTAACGGTGACAACAACATGAGTGATGAAACAATTATTACAATGGATGACGGTAGCGCTTGGCTGCCCGCGTCTAGTCGTGACGTAGTTAGTTGCACTTCGTGTGGTAATGAGGTAGACACTATAGAAGAGATTAAATCTTATCCTGATGGATTTTGCCCAAAGTGCAATTCTACGTGGACGGGAGCAGAAAAAAGAAGTACAATGGTACAAGTAACTATGCCCGAGAGCATTACTGGCGGAGCAGCATAATGGCAAAAGAAGCATTAAACATCGAAGAGTTTGAAGAAGAGGACTTTGATGAAGTGTCTTCGGAAGAGGAAATAGACGCGGATGTTGATGTAGAAGATGTACCTGACGGAGGTATAGGCGATTTTGTTATGTCCGACGAAGACCTTGATGCGGTTTACGGTGAAACCGATGAAGACCTTGACGACGAAAGAGTTGCAAGTTTACCTGCAATCGCGGCAAGAATGGCGGAATATGGTCGTAATGAAGATGACACCTTAGCTCACGTTGCTACAGGCGAGCTTGTAATACCTGCACAATTTTTAAAAGACGATGTAATTAAACAGCGTATCTATGATATTTTAAGTGAAGCGGGTGTCGATAACCCTGAAGCTTATGTTGTGGGTGCTGACGAAAACGACCTTAACCCCGATACAGGGTTACCAGAGTTTTTCATAAAAAAACTTTTTAAAGGTATTGGTAAAGCTATTAAAGGCGTTGTTAAAGTTGTTAAGAAAGCATTACCTGTTGTATTGCCTATAGCTCTTTCCGCGTTTGGCCCGTTAGGTCCTGTATTTGGCGCGGCCCTCGGATCAGGTATCGGAACACTTGTTAGCGGCGGTAGTATTGGTGATGCTCTTAAATCAGGCTTGATGTCTGGTGCGGCAGGCGGAATCTTTGCGGGCTTCTCTGGTAACACAGGTTCCTTTATGGGCAACTTAAGAGAAGCTACGGGCGGCATAGGTGAAAGATTTTCACAGTTTGGTACGGGTATCAAAGAAGGTGCTCAAAACCTAGCTTCTGGAGATGTTGGTGGGTTTTTTGACAGCGTTAGCGGAGAGTATGTACCTGCCGCGGCAACAGATACAACAAGTACAGTTGCGGATGCCGTTACGGATGCAGTTACGGATGTAACACGAACAGTAACAGTTAATTCTGGTGATAGCCTTTCTAAAATTGCTGCGCAACAAGGTATTACAGTTGATGATTTATTGAAACTAAATCCGAAATATGCTGCCAATCCAGACCTTATAAGTGTTGGCGATGTTATAAGACTGCCTTCTGTTTCTACAGGAGCGGGAGAAGGACTTATTTCTAGAACTGTGAATGCTGCAAAGAAAAACCCCGTTAAAGCAGGCGCTCTAACACTAGGCGGAATCGCAGCGGTTGGTGGTTTAAATACAACAGAAGCCAACGCTCTTGATCCAAAATTTACTACTACGGGCGATATGCTGTTAAGGGATCGTCCCGAAGACTTTATGGTTAATTCACTAGGTAATCTTGTTTTAGATGGGAAAACTTTGACTTATATTACTCGTGAAGAGCGTGATAGAAGAGAGCGGGAACGCAACAAGGTGGGCGGCGAAAATATACCCCCTGCAATATCTCAAGTACAAGGGTATCAAGGTCCAAATCTTTCCACACCTGCTTTGACAATTAAAGAGGGTGTCGGTAGGCCTTTCTACAAACCTACAGATGCTGCTAGGACTTTACCGAATTATATGGCTAAGGATATATACGGCGCCCCTATTTACAGGCCCGGAGATCCGCGAGACGTGGGCCAAGGCCCTGTATTCGTAAGTAGTCTTTACGACAGTCCAGAATTTTATCCCGCCAAGCCGGCTCTAGATTTATATCCTAATGAGTTGTCGGGCGGTAGGGGAATGGCCGACGGTGGTCATGTTTTCCCAAGACGCAATGGCGGGATATCACCTGACGAGGGTATTGCAGGTAAGGATAGCGTGAAAGCTATGTTAATGCCCGGAGAGTTTGTCATGACAACAAAAGCTGTTAGGGGTCTAGGAAACGGCGACCTTAACAACGGCATTAAAAACATGTACTCTGTTATGAGAAACCTAGAAAAGCGTGGAAGGGCCGCGTAATGTCTGAGATTACTACACAGGTTGTCCGAGAAGCGCCTGAACTTGAAGCGCGGCGACTGGGTTTATATGAGTCGGCTAGAGGGTTAGCTCAATCAGGTATACCTATGCCTACTCAGCAGATGGCGGCTATGTCTGGCTTGCAGTCTCAGGCGGCAGGTTTAGCGGAAGCGGGTATCGGTAGCTATCAACCTTACTTACAACAAGCGGGTTATTCTTTAGGCGATGCGGGACAAGGTATACAGCAAAGCGTTGCAGGTCTTGGCGGAACAACACAGATGTATGATCCCAGAACCGCACAGAGGTTTATGAATCCTTATGAAGATACAGCCGTTCAGCAGGCTTTATCCGATATACAACGCCAAGGCGATATTCAGGCGGCGCAACAAGGTTCGCAGGCTGTGGCGGCAGGAGCTTTTGGCGGGGCCCGTCAAGGTATACAAGAGGCTGAATTAACACGTAACATACTGGACCAACAAGCGCGGACCGCGTCTCAAATGCGTCAAGTAGGCTTTGAAAATGCAGCTAATCGTGCTCAATCTGCCTTTGAATCCGCAAAAGGAAGAGGTCAAAATGCGGTACAACTGGGTATTGCAGGCGGTCAAGCGATGGGCGGTCTTGGATTACAGCAAGCTTCTTTAGGCGAGTTAGGTCAACAATTAGGACAACGTGATATACAATCTGCCTACGGCATGGGTTCTGCGCTACAACAACAGCAGCAACTAGGTCTTGATACTCTTTACAATGCACAGCAAGCTCAGTATCAACAACCGTATCAACAGTTAGGTTTTGTTTCTGATATACTATCACGAGTTCCAACAAGTCAGCAAACAATAACACAAACATCGGGCGGTCAGCCCTCGGGTTTAACAACAGCTTTGGGCTTAGGTATTGGCGGCTTAAGCGCGATAGCGGGCGCAAAAAGAGCAGGATTATTTCCAAATTAGGGTGAAATTATGATGAGTAGAGATGTAATGGGTAGACAAATGTTTGCAAATGGTGGCCCTGCGATGCCGCAACCTGAGATGGGTATGGATCAAATGGCGATGATGGCACAAGAACAAGGTGTTGACCCTGCTCAACTGCAAGGCGCACTTGAAATGGCTCAAGGTCAAATGCAGCAAATTGATAATGCCGAGAATTATGAGCAAGTTATTAACGGTATACGTGGTGATCAACAACCTCTTGAAGCGCGGTACGCGGAACTTACAAGTGTTGTAGGTCAAGAAGACTCACAAGCAACACCCGAGTCGGTTCTCACTTTACTGCAACCCGTAATGCAGATGGCGGCAGTAGACCAAGGTATAGGAGGACTAGCGGCTGAAGAGATGACGGCACCTATAGAAGGCCCGATGGCCGAGGGGATTATGTCCACTGTAGGAATGGGAGAACCCGACCCCGTAAATTTTAGCCAAGGGGGACCTGTTATCCACATGGCAGAAGGCGGAGTGCCAAATGCTAAATATGCGGAAGAAATCCAGAGGCAAAGAGACCTTTACGCTAGTGTATTAGGCTCCGAGGACCGCGAGGCGGCTCTCGCGGACCAAAGACGTATGACTCAAGCACAAATGCTTTTTGATATTGCTCAAGGCGGTTTAGCTCTTGCTTCTCCGACAGAGCGTAGCATGAGCTTTGGCGAAAGGTTAGCAACGTCTTTTAATCCTGTATTTGGTAACATCGGTGCGCGGGCCGGGGAACTTGAGAAATTCAAACAAGGTCAAGCCGCCGAGCAACGCGCCTTAGATTTACAGGCTCTTGGTCAGGCTCAAAACGTGATTGCTGCCAAAGATGCACAGGCACATGATCTTGCTATGCTGAACCGTAGGATGGAGGCTGAGAAAGCCCTTGAATTAGAGAAATATACGAAGGAACAAAAATTACTTTATAAAGGAATTAATTTAACCGATTTTAGCGCCAAAAACCTTCCTAATGTTTTCCAAAACCCAAGGGTTTACGTACCTTACGCTCTGGAGGACACGGAAAAAACAGACATCAGGATAGCGCAATGGGAGCCTGCTTGGGAAAATAACCTTTTTCAAGAGGCTGCACCCAAGACGCTTTTAGACGCAAATGGTAGTCAGGTTAGTGTACCGGGTCGTCGTTTAACTACAGACGAGATTAATGTTTTAGCTATTAAAAATCCGGATCTATTAAAGGATATACGTAGGTTTGACGAAGGGATAACTAAAATACCTACGGCAGAAGAGGCTAAAAAAGCTCTACAAAAAAGGTATGGTAGACCGTCGGCCGAAACTTCAGGTGAAACACCAATAGCAGAAGAGTACGGTGGGTACAGGCCTAGGAAAGAAAAGCCGCAGATTTTAGGTCCAAACGAGCCGGAGGAATTAAACGCCGCACGTGCAGACGAATCAGGCGACGGTTTAAGTGAACAATACAGGTCATTAGTTATAAGAGACCCAAACAATAATGTAAAAGTTGATTTATCTCATGATAAATTACAGGAACTACCGATTGATTCAGTCGCAAGGGAGGTGCCCGGAATATTTGTTGTTGCTTCAGGTTTAGGTAAAACAGTAAATATAAAGAACTTAGCAGGTAAAGTGAAAGATAGGTTAGGTCAAGTTCTAGGTGTGGGCGTGGAACCTGCTTTTCCTTTGGACATATATACGGGAAATGTAGTCAGGGCAGAGAGAGAGTTGGAAGACGTAAGAAACGATATGTTGTTTTTGATGATGGAAGACGCTCCGGGAGGAAGGATACTTAGAGACTTATTAGACCCTTACAAAAAACAAGTAGATAAGATTACTACGGGCTCCGAAGATAGAGTAGTTGCAGGGGTCTTAGAAACTTTAATAAAAAATACTCTTGAACCTGCTGTTAGAAATGCGACAAAGAAGATTTCAGACTATGCAGGGTCCACACCCGAACTTTATAGTCCTGAACAAATTCAAGACGCGCGGAAAACTTTAGAGTACGCACTCCCTTTACTTAACAGATCGTTGGTAATCTACGAAGACTTTGCAGCAAGCCCTAACCTGAAGATACCAAGCTTTAAAGACAATCGTGTGGGAGCTATATCGGGTATAAGAAAAGCTACTAACCCTGAACAAGAAGTTACAACCTCAAGTGGCTTTGGGGGTTTGGCTAATAGAGTCAAACAGAACACGGTAATAAAGTAAAATTTTATGGTAGATGAAAACAAAAACGTAGGATTAAAGTTATTTTCAAGCGGTGAAGATCTTGAAGAACGTGCTCGTATAAATAAAGAGCGTGGTGACTTTGGTTTAGGGTCTATGGCTGAAATGGGTCAGATGGTCGTAGATACTTTATTACCCTCAAAACCTTCGGAATTGTTAGATACAGACGGGGCATTGCGGGCCCGCGTAGCGGAGAGAAAAGACCCTATAAAGGGGAAAAACACCCTAGCTGTTTTTGAAGCTAACGAGTTTAATAGTATTGTTAGGGATGAGGGTGTAAGCGGAGCCGCAAAAGAGGCTGTAAAAAGAATAAATGAAAATTACCCTGAGCTTGCCTCCGGTGGTAATCCTTTGGTTTATGAGGAATTAATTGATGGTAGCTCGGATTGGCTCAACGAAAATGAGGAAGATATAAAACTACCCAACAGTTCTAAGAAAATTAAAGACGAAGAAATACTTGTGAATTTCACAAATGTAACCGATTTTGGGGGTTCTACCCTAGATGCTTTTAAAGCAGGTTTCAGTGAATCATTACCTGCCATGTTTGGCGCAGGTGTTGGTTTTAGGACAGGGGCACAGATTCCAAACCCTCTTCCTCTTTTTGCCAATGTGTTTGGTCGCGCTGTTACAGGCTTGGCGGGCGGTATTGCCGGTGCTATTACAGCCCAAGAGGCCGCCGAGGGCTTTTACGGGGAAGCTCCGCCCGTAGTTCCTTCAAAGGCTGCTCCTTACTTTGCAGGTGAGGCTATGACATATGGTTTGCAAATGGCGCCTGCCTTAATGAAAGCTCCTAAAGTAGGGCTTGGACCTGTAAAAGAACTTGCGGGAAAATCAAAAGATGCTTTAAAAAAAGCAACAGCTCAGTTGTTTTCAAAAAAACCTGATCCTAACGCTTTAGTAAAACAAAGAGCGACAACAGCTACACAATTTGTAGAAGATTTTGCTAAAGCATCCGATTTCTTTAGAACGGGTGCATATGAACCCGCTGTCAAAGCTATTATAGAAAACTCACGATACAGTGAACCTGTAATGAAATTAATGGCTAGACGTGCGGCAAAGAACAGAGGTGTTCCTAAACGTTATCGTGCGGCAGGTGCTGTTGAAAAAATGGCAAAAGAGTACAAAAATTTAGCTGTGAACAATCCACTTAGGTTTTTAAAAAAAGAGCTTATGATGGGTGCCGGTGCTGCCGCAGGAGCAAATATTGCGCAGATGGTAAGTCCTTATGGTACTAAGGCTAAACTTGGCTTCGAAATATTAGGTGGCGGCATAGGTGGTTATGCAGACGTTGCTTTGTCTAAAACGGCACAATTAGCCTTCGAAGGCCTTGCGAATACAAAAATAATGAAAGGGATGCTAGATGATACAACTGCCGACGATCTAACGGGAGGTGCCGCTAGAAAATTAAAGGAACTTAAGGCGTCGGGTATTAGCGCAATGAGTAAAAAAGGTGTGAATAGATATGTTAGGGTCCTTAAGGGTCGTCCTGAATTTGCTCCTGATTTGGATGAGAACGGAGCTGTTATACGATCTAGTGAAGAAAAGATAGGGGCTTATTTTGATGAAATGGAGAGAAAATCAAGAGAAATTTCTGGTCAAAAGGCAGAAGCTTTAGAACAAGAAATTTTAGATATTGAAAACCAAATAGAACAAATAGGCACAGCTTCAAATCCTGAAGAACTTTCACTAAAAAAACGATTGCAAACAAAAAAACTAGAAAAAGAGGACCGGTTAGGTAGAGGTGTGACCACACGTATATCTGAAATTGAATTTGATAACCCTGACTGGACGGAAATGACTCGGGGGTACGCTGCTACTTTTGATGATTTTGAAAAATATTTAAAAACAAAAACAGAAGAGGGGCGTCAGCTAGAAGCGTCTTCACTTTTAGAGCCGATGCTTAGGTTAGTTGAGGCAGGGGATCAGCAGTCCTTAGAAGAGGCTGCGGCTTTACTTACTTATGAATTTAGAGATGACTTGGAAAAAATGATAGCAGGTTCGATAGAAGAACTTACAACAGCGGCGGCCCGAGCAACAGGGGGTGACTTTGCGAGCCTTAGTGGAGGGGAAGTTGCTACTAAATTACTAGACCGTATCACTGTTATCATGAAAAAAATAGATGATTTTGAAGAACAACAATGGCGATCTGTTAAAAATTTTCCTGTTTACAAGTTCAAAATAGGTCCCGAGGGTGCGGAAGAAGTTGTTACAATACCGGCTAAGGACAGAATGGCTTCAATAATGACGGCGGGTAACGACCCACAAGATTTACCTAAAACAGTAAAAGTTTTCACTAATTTTGATGAAAATAGTTCTAATTTAATAGAAGGTCCGAATGTTTCGGGCGTTTCTAAAAAAGATTTTAGACCTGCTTCGGATGTTGGTGTTTCCGACTTAAGAAAAGCAATGGGCACTTCTCTTTATGATGAAGTTGAAAAAATTGTTGAATTTTTTACATTGTCACCTCGCCAAGTAAATATTTTAAAAAACCAACAATTAAACTATGAACAGTTGGCTGTGCTTAAGGCTATTCCGAAAAAACAGCGAACTAACTCAGATAACCTTAACATAAAAAGGTTACAAGGAACCGAAAAGAAAGAAGGTTTAATAGATAAAACAAACCGTCAAATCGCGAAAATGGAGTTAGATTTAAATTACAATAACACAGTATTAAAAAAGTTAGGTAAAGATAGTTCACAAGATGTAAAAATCAAAGTTCCTGATTACCCTTTTGACTCTAAACAAATGATTGAAGTACGATCTAAGTTACTGAAAAGAGCAAGAGAATTGCGTAAAGGTAGATTAACCGAAAAAGATGCTGACTCTGCTCGAAGAATAGACATGTTAGCCGAGGCTATTGTAGAGGACTTAACAAAAGGTTCAGGGGGTCAAAACTCTGCCTATGATGTAGCCAGAGCTTTCACAGTCGCTAAAAGTAAACTTATAAATCAAACCTTTTTAAGTACCGTGTTTGGTAAAAACGAACAAGGTGCTTTTTTCCATAGTGCTGAAGATGTAATGAATAATTTAGTTAAAGGCAATAATACAACTGTAGTAAATAATATGGACTCTCTAAAAAATGCCGGTCGTTTTTTAGTAAAGGAAGGTATTATTGATAAAAAAGACTATGCTAAAATTGATCCACAAGACGTTATTACAGAAGTTTTTAAATACACTATGCGTAAATTTGCAAGTGAGAAAAACGTCAAGTTAAGACCTTTGTCTAGGCTCGATCCTGTAGAAGCTAGTGTAATGCAGTTGAATGAAAACGCTTGGCGCCAATTTGTAAAAAATAACCCAGACTTGATTAAAATGTTTGAGGGAACAAACGTTGTCCCAGACATGGAAAATTTTGCCTCTGCACAAAAATTATTTAACGAGTTAAACTCCAATCCAAGATTTAACCCCGTTGTAACTAAAGATTCTATAAAAAAAGCTTACGGCGACGCACAGCCCGAAGTAGCCGCTTACCTTTCGGGTCGATATGCTTTGCAAAATATACTACAAGAGTCCCCTACTCAAGCTATCGCAAAAGCCTTAGATACAACAAAACCTTTTCCGGCGCTTAAAGCTCTGGTAGATAAAATAGATCAACCTAATAAATTAAAAGGGCAAACATTTACTAAAATAAAACCAGATGGGTCTGAAGTAGAAGTTCCCTTTACAAGTGATATTTTAAGAAAAGGAATAACTTCTGCATTTATGGACTATGCTGTTGGGGAGGCCAGTAAAACAGGTACGTTAAATGTAAAACAATTAATCCACCAGTTAAATAAATCGCTTCCGGGTGTTGATAGTAACAGAGGTGGTTTAACTTTATTAGATTTTATGGAAAACGAAGGTTTAATTACAAAAACTCACCGAGAAAATGTGGTCGAAGCTTTAAAGGCATTGAACGAAATAGATACAGCATACCGAACAGGTGACTATACTGACCTTCTTTTTAAAACACCTAATGCTTTTAACGTAGCGGGTGTAAAAATTGTAGGTGCAACCGCAGGTACTTACGCACAATCAATGTTGCAGGCGATGCTTGCTAAACTACCTTTTTACACACCACCTTTAAGCGGTGGACTTGTTGCGGAAGGAGCGGGCTCTAAAATCGCAACAGATTTAATGGTGCAAAGCCCTATAACAGTGGGTAATAGGGCTATGGCTCAACTGTTTTCCGACGGGGCACTGTTAGCAGATTTATCTAAACCTTTTCAAAAAAATAGTCCTATAAAAAACAATGAAAAACTTGGTATGATAAAAAAACTACTTATATACGGACCTGTTGGGGGTACACTACGAAACATTCCTGCGGCGTCTCGAGTTCCTGTTTTTGAAGCTATCGAAAGAGACGTTAATGAACCCAATACGACTAGCTCTGTTAATTCCCCCCGAGCTAGTAATATCCGGCCCAACCCTGTAAGGCAAGTTGCAACTGGACCAGTTACCTCACCTACAACGAACCCTACAGCGGTTGGGATTCAGGGATCTATAACACCTGAGTCTGCACAAAGGTTTGCGCAAGTATTTGGCGCTAACGATTCTGTTCTTACGATGGGTATAGGCGGATTGGTCCGCTAAAGTTTTAACGCAACCAATCCTGCACATCTTCACCTAGTACCTGACCCGCAATGCTGTTTTTACTACGTAAAGCGTTAAGTATTTTTTCGTCTATCGTGTCGGGTGAAACTAAATCAATGTAAGTTACTTTATTCGCTTGACCTATCCGATGAGCGCGGTCCTCGGACTGTAGCCTTATTTCCAAATCATAGCTGTTCGAGTAATAAATAACTGTATTGGCCGCAGTAAGTGTTATGCCGTAACCGCCCGTCGTAGGCTGACCTACAAAGAACCTTAGCGGAGACTTCACTTGCTGAAACTCTTTAACAATCTCCTGACGTTCATCTTGCGGAGTAGCTCCATAATAACACGCGACAGCGTCTTCACCGTACTTTTCTTTAAGGGTTTTACTAATATGCATAATGTCGTGGGTGTAAGTAGCCCATATTATAGCCTTACCTTGAATCTCCTCGGTTATATCTAAAAGTTCAGTCAAGCGATTACTTTTAACAGTTTGCATTTCACCTTCGTCGGGTTGCAGATGCCCGCAACAAATCTGTTGTAGCCTCATAATCTGTGTCAAAACACTGGCAGTTGTAGCAAGTTCTCCGCTTTCCAGTTTAGCTAAAGCTAACCTCTTCATCTGTATGTAAAGTTTGTTTTGCTCAGGTGTCAGAGGCACCTCCCGCCGCGTATAAACTTTTGGAGGTAAGTCAAGGCACTCGGATTTTAGAACACGGCAACTGAACCTATCTAATTTTTCGGAAAGCTCATCTAATCTTCTGTAACCTACTATCTGTTGAAAGCTTCTATGGCCCATCGTCCGTCTTTGAACATTCGCGTACCGTGCTTGAAAAGCAAAGTAACTATTAAACCCTAATGCTTTCTCTTCTAAAAAATTACATTGGCTGAACAAATCCATAGGTGACTTGGTAATCGGTGATCCTGTTAGTATACGTCTATATTTACTATACTTTTTAATGGACAATAAGTTCTTTGTCCGAGCCGCTTTTCGGTTCTTTACTTTTGTAGACTCGTCTACAATAACAATGTTGTCGGGATTTTGATAAAGAAAAGCCGTAGCTACGTCTGTACCGCGCTGAGATGAAAACGCTTCTACATTCATGACAAATATCTTTAGGTCCATGTCCTTGTTTACAATAAAGTCTGTTAGCTCTTCCTCAAACCTTTTCGTTTTAGCGGGTACCCACCGCAATACTTTTCGGGGGATCCGTGTAGGTAGATGGATGGGTATCTCACCTTTAATCCAGTTATCGTAAACACCCTTTGGAGCAATAACTAAAGCAGACTTTACTTTACCCGCCTCGTACAACGCCCCGATGGTATCGATAGCTACTTTAGATTTACCTGTACCCATCTCCATTAAGAGCGCATAATAGTCCGTGGCCCACGAATCTAAAAAAGCTTTTCGTTGATGATCGTAAGGCTGTGTTTTAAAGTCGTATTGCATTTTTTTACCTAAATATAATTAATTCTCTTGACATATACGGTATAAGATAATATCTAAGAAAGTCAAGGCCAGATATGGTCTTTAATAACGAAAGGTAAACTATGACTGAAAATTTAACTAATCTGATGGAGAAAGACTTTGAAGATACTTTGTCTAACTCTGTCGAAAAAATTGACCAACAAGGACTTACTTCGGTAGCCGAGTTGGCAAGAACCATCCGAGATAAAGAAGCTTTAGTTTCTACACTTGAAGAAAAAATCAAGGCTGAGAAAAAATCGCTTATGAAACTTACGGATGAAGATATGCCGTCGATGCTTGCAGAGATCGGTATGTCGTCGTTTTCACTGGAAGACGGGTCAACCGTCGAAGTGAAACAAACGTATGGCGCAAGCATCCTTGTAAATAAACGACCCGAAGCCTACGAATGGCTACGTGAAAACGGGTATGATGACATTATAAAAAATAGTGTTTCATGTTCATTCGGTCGCGGAGAGGATGATCTAGCTAATGCCTTTGCTTCGTTTGCACAGACGCAAGGGTATTTACCTGAACAAAAAACATCCGTCCATCCGCAAACGTTACGTGCGTTTGTTAAGGAAAGATGCGAAGAAGGTAGTGAATTTCCGATGGAGCTTTTTGGAGCTTGGGTCGGTCAACGTGCAGTAATTAAAAGAGGTAAAAAATGACTAAAGCAGTAGCTGAAAAAGCAAAGAATGACATCGCGGCGTTTAACCCTGCGATGATGGAAATGGACGCAGGTGCGGGGATGGATAACATGGGAACCGAAGACTTAGCTCTACCGTTTCTAAAAATACTATCGGGCTTGGATCCTGTATTGGACGAAAATGAAGAGGCGCGGAAAGGTGATATTTACAATACAGTTACGTCGACGCCTTACAAAGGTAAAGTTGGTGTGCGTGTTGTGCCTTGCGCTTATCAAAGAAGGTTTATTCAATGGTCGCCAAGGGGTTCTGGAAATGGAGCGCCAATCGCTATCTTTGACCCTTCTCAAGAACGTCCAAAGACTGAAAGGTCACCTGATGACAACAAAGAATATGTTGTCGGCGGCGATGGTTCATATATTGAAGAAACACATCAACACTTTGTTTTACTTCTCAAAGAAGATGGAACGATGGAAACAGCTCTTATAGCTATGAAATCAACCCAACTTAAGAAAAGTCGTAAGTGGAACTCGATGATGGCTTCTAGAACTGTCAAAGGTAAAAACGGCTCGTTTACGCCGCCAAGATACAGTCACATATACCATCTGAAAACAGTGTCTGAAGAAAACTCTAAAGGTTCATGGCATGGTTGGGAAATGTCCTGCGAAGGCGTTATTCAAGATGGAGATCTTTACGCTAGGGCTAAAGCTTTTGCGGAAAGCATTACTGCGGGTGAGGTCGTGGTAAAGCATACTGACGATGACCAGAAAAGTGATAAAACACCTTTTTAATCAGTAGTCAGTTGGGTGGGGTAACACTGGAGCTATCGGGTTGCCCCGCCATTTTTTATAGGATCAAGCATGCAAGTACATAAATTTATGTCCATCTTCGATGGACTGAAGGAAGCTCACGGCTACTTCAAAATAGAAAACACGGGTTCGAACGGTAAAGCAAAAGGTAAGGCAGGGGTCTTACGCGAACCACAAACACAAAAACTTTGGGAAAATCATTTAACCGGTACAGGTAGTGGGTTAGGTATAATACCCATAAATTCAGATAACATGTGTAAGTGGGGTTGTATCGACGTTGACCAATACCCTCTAGACCACAAAATGCTTATTGAAAAAGTTCGTAAGTTAAAATTACCCTTAGTTGTCTGCCGCTCAAAATCGGGCGGGGCACATTGCTTCTTATTTTCTAAGGAGTGGGTTGACGCCAAGGACATGCAAAAGTCTCTTCAAAACATGTCATCGGCGCTCGGGTATGGGGACAGCGAAATATTCCCAAAACAAATTAAACTACATTTAGACAGGGGTGATGTTGGTAACTTTTTAAACCTACCCTACTATGACCACGAGAATGGTCTACGCTATGCGTTTTTGGACGATGGAACTTCAGCGACCTTAGAAGAGTTTTACACGCTTTACGACACACACGCGCAAACTCCAGAAGAGATTATAAAACTTCAGATTGTTGATACGGGTGAAACTAATTTAATGCGCGACGGGCCGCCTTGTCTACAGGTTCTGTGCAAGCAAAGAATATCCGAAGGTGGAAGGAACAACGGGCTATTTAATATAGGCGTTTATCTTAGAAAGGCTTATCCTGATAGTTGGGAGTCTGAGATCTTAAGATATAACATGGAGTATCTTTCCCCGCCCTTGCCGCTCCCTGAAGTCAATATTGTAGCTAAACAGTTGAATAGAAAAGACTACGCTTATAAATGCTCCGACGCACCTATAAATTCGTACTGCAACAAAGAACTTTGCCGAACACGTAAGTTTGGAATTGGAGCGGCTGTTGCAGGAGCCACCATAGCTAACCTAAGAAAGTATAATTCAACACCTCCCGTTTGGTTTATGGACGTGAACGGCGAACCATTGGAACTTGATACAGACGGTTTAATGTCTCAACCCATGTTTCAAAAGGCTTGTATGGAGCAATTAAGCTTTATGCCAAGGTCTGTTGCTAAACAGCAATGGGAAAGCCGTATCAGCACATTAATGACTGAGATGAGAGATAATGAAAGCGCTATAATAGAGGTAGCTCAGGACGCTAGTATTAGCGGACAGTTTTACGACTACCTTGAAGAGTTCTGTAGCCACCTACAGCAGGCGCAAGATAAAGAAGAGATCTTACTCCGCCGACCGTGGACCGATGACGACGAAGGTATTACTTTCTTTAGACTTAAAGATTTCGAAAGCTATCTTAAAAAGAATAAGTTCTTTGAATATAAATCACATAAAATTGCACAAAGGTTACGTGACATCAACGGCGACAGTATGGTTCTTAAAATTAAGGGAAGAGCTGTTAGGGTTTGGAAAATCCCTGCTTTTGAAAATGGAGATGTTGATTTAAAAACCCCTGCCTTTGGCGGTCAAGAGGAGGCACCGTTTTGACAAACGAGGAAATGCACTTGAGAAATATTCGGGACCTTGAAATTGTTAAGATGGTTGATAACGACCGTATGACAATGACGGCTGTTGGCAAATATTGGGGTATATCAAAACAACGTGTTTTGCAGATTTACAAACGCGAAAAACAAAATGCTAAGATAATAAAAAAGTTAAGTAAAGATGTTTAGGATTTTTGGACCGCCCGGTACAGGAAAAACCACAACCCTTCTAAACATGGTAGATAGAGCTTTGGAAGAAGGCACGCCTCCTGAAAGGATAGCCTTTCTTGCTTTTACACGTAAAGCGGCCAACGAAGCACGGGACAGGGCCGCCGCAAGGTTTAACTTAGACCCTAAAAAAGATTTAATATTTTTCCGAACACTACACAGCCTTGCTTTAACTATGTCCGACATCCGACCCGAACAAGTTATGCAAGAGCAGAATTATAAAGAATTAAGTAGGGCTATGGGGGTTGAACTGGGTGGTCAAAAGAACACGTCCTTTGAAGATGATATACCGAGTATGGTAGCGGGTAGTGATCCAATACTAGGTTTAATAAACTTAGCCCGTCTTCGTAAGGTTTCTCTTAGAGATCAATATAACATATCTAATGTAGATCAAGATTGGAACACGGTTAACTTTGTAAGTAAGTGTTTAAAAGAATATAAAGAAAGTTTAAAGCTGTACGACTTTACGGATATGTTAGATAACTTTGCCAAGGGTGGATCTACCTTTTGCCCTGAATTTGATTTATGTTTTTTAGATGAAGCCCAAGACTTGTCACCGCTACAGTGGGACATAGCGCACATGTTGGACAGTCGTTCTAAAAAGATGTACTGCGCGGGGGATGACGACCAAGCTATTTATAGATGGGCGGGTGCGGACGTTGACCACTTTATCAACTTGGAGGGTGGGTCCGAAACACTTTCTCAATCCTACCGCATACCACGCGACGTTCATGAAGTTGCTGAGAATGTCGTTAAAAGAATAACAAGCCGCTTTCCGAAACGGTATGAGCCTAGGTCTGACCGTGGTTGTGTCTCTCGAATAACAACCGTAAATTCATTAGATATGTCGGAAGGTGAGTGGCTGATACTTTCACAAGCGGGTTATCAATTAACACCTGTAGCCAATGATTTAAGATCTAATGGATATCTATTTAATTATCGCGGCCGACGGAGCATTAGCGAGAAGATAAGTGAAGCGGTAAATGGTTGGGAGCAATTAAGAAAAGGTAATGAGGTGACAGGACGTATAGCACGTATCATTTATAGTTACATGTCTATACGCGGTAGATTGGTTAGAGGTTTTAAAAAGATACCCCATCTGGATGATGACGATTTCGTTACTCTTAACCAATTAATTATGGAACACGGCCTTATACAAACCGTGGATGTTGAAGATAAAACTAAAGACATCAGCGAGTGTATTTGGAATGAAGCTATGGATAAGTTACCCGCTACCGATAGAGCTTATGTTACAGCTCTTTTAAGACGAGGCGAGAAGTTTAACGGCGTACCGCGCATCACGGCCTCAACTATACACGGCTCAAAAGGCGGCGAAGCTGAAAACGTTGTTATCTTTACAGACTTGTCCCCCGCCGCTGACGCACAGTTTCAACAGCACCCTGATGACACCCACCGAGTCTTTTATGTTGGGGTCACAAGAGCTAAACAGAATTTGTTCATAGTAGATGCAGAAGATGTTGCAAGAAGCTATGATTTATAAGACTTTATTAACGTTTGTTAAACCATTAACTGCTACGGAAAGAATAACATGAAAAGAGATCAGGTACTTAACGAAGCTAAAAAGATAATAAACGGTAAGCGTGAGCAAGACTACGGGTCAGCGTATCGCAACCATAAACGTATAGCGGAGGGTTGGACTATCATACTTCGGGAGTGCTACGGATTGAAGGGTACCATCGAACCTTCACACGTTGCTCTTATGATGGATTGGATTAAAACCTGTAGGTTAATGAATGGTATTGACCACGAAGACTCATGGATAGATAAAGCAGGGTACACGGCTCTCGGAGCTGAGTTCGCAATTGAAGAACAATTAATCGGATAGGACACAGTGTGCCGCAATTACAGATGAGCATGTTTGCTCCTAAATCCGAATGGATTCCACCTTTAGAGTTGCCTGACCTTACGAAGGCAAAGAAAATAGCTATTGACGTGGAAACGCGCGACCCGAACTTAAAGAAGAATGGGCCGGGGTGGGCGACGAAAGACGGAGAGGTTGTTGGTTACGCAATAGCCGTGGATGAGTGGTCGGGTTACATCCCTATTAGACACTTCGGGGGGGGAAACCTTGACGAAAAGGTGGTCAACCGTTGGCTTAAAAAAGTATTCGAATGTCCTGCTGAAAAGATTATGCACAACGCTCAATATGACTTGGGTTGGATTAAGGCCATGGGTTTCCAAGTCAATGGTAGAATAATAGACACTATGGTTCTAGCCTCCTTGTTGGATGAAAATCGTTTTAGCTACAGTCTGAATGCTTTATCATATGACCACCTTAACAAAGTGAAGTCGGAGAAAGCATTAGTGGCCGCCGCCCGCGAATTTGGTGTAGATCCAAAAGCAGAGATGTGGAAGATGCCCGCTATGTATGTCGGTCCTTACGCAGAAGGCGACGCGGAACTAGCCTTGGAACTGTATAATTATTTTTCTGTAAAGTTAGGTCAGGAAAACTTATGGCCGATAGCTAACTTAGAGTTGGACTTACTACCCTGCCTTGTGGACATGACCATGAAGGGCGTTCGTATTGACACGAACCGCGTTGAGAGGACACGAGACTACTTACTTAAAAAAGAAAAAGAAGTCCTAGCTGAAATTAAAAGAGTTAGCGGAAGTAGCGTAGAAATATGGGCTGCTCAATCCTTATCTAAAGCTTTTGACAAAGTAGGTGTACAATACCCCCGCACCGAGAAAGGCGCTCCGTCGTTCACGAAACACTTTTTACAAGAACATAATCACCCACTGGCGCAGTTAGTCAACAAGGCTAGAAACTTAAACAAAACGTCGGGTACTTTTATAAATACTATAATGAAGCATTGCAGGGCGGATGGACGTATACATTCGCACATCAACCAGATTAGGTCTGATGACGGCGGAACCGTGTCGGGCCGTATATCTATGTCAAACCCTAACTTGCAACAAATCCCTGCCCGAGATCCAGAACTGGGTCCGATGATTAGAAGTTTGTTTTTACCTGAAGAGGGGGAACAATGGGCGGCTATTGACTTCTCGCAACAGGAACCGCGCATCTTGGTTCATTACGCTCACGTTTATGGTAAGACCCGTGGTGTTCCTCTACAAGGAGCTGAAGAGTTTGTTAAAGCTTACAGCGATGACCCTAACACTGACTTCCATACGATGGTAGCAGAGATGGCTAACATTCCACGGAAGCAAGCTAAGACTATCAACCTTGGCATGATGTACGGAATGGGCGTTAACAAGTTGTCGGAACAATTAGATGTGTCCGTTGACGAAGCTAAATCGCTCACGAAACAATATCACACTAGGGTTCCGTTCGTAAAAGGCCTGATGACAGGTGTCATGAATAGACTCAACGATAAGTCTTCGAAAGGTTCGCTTCATTCTTTACTGGGCCGCAAGTGCCGTTTTGATTTATGGGAGCCCGATACCTTTGCTATGAATAAGGCTATGCCTTACCGTGAAGCTGTTCGGGAGTACGGCGCAACAACACGGTTAAAACGTGCTTACACTTACAAAGCTTTGAATAGATTGATCCAAGCTTCAGCCGCTGACATGACTAAGAAAGCTATGGTGGATTTATACAAGCAAGGTATTGTTCCTATGCTACAAATCCATGATGAAATAGCTATGTCTGTGAAAACACTTGACGAAGCTAAAGCTGTTGCTAATGTAATGGAGAATGCTATCCCACTTGAGGTTCCTTCTAAATGTGACGTAGAGATAGGACCTTCTTGGGGAGAAGCTAAATAGCCTCCCGTGTTGGGTGTTTATAACCCAACGGCCCCTCCCTTAAAGTTTTGTTCATTTTTTCTTAAAGGGCGGGGGTTTTTCTTGCATTCTTGTATATTATCCTATAACATCCTAGATAAGCACAACTATGGAGTTAAAAATGGACACACAAAAGTGGAAAAGTATACTTGTCCCAAGAGAAGTTTACGAAGAGATTAAAGAGCTTTCTAAAAAGGAAGGCCGAACGATAGGTGGGCAACTACGTGTTGTTTTCGAACGTCATAAAAACGAGAAGTAATGGCTCAGACATCCGATCACAACGGGGGTTTAATACATCGACGGTTGATGCGTAATGTTTGCCCTGCTTGTATGCACCAGTTGTCTATTCAAGAAAAAACGGACAGCATACTGGTACGTAAATGCCCCGCTTGTAAACTAACGATAAGTGATAATATAGATTTTGCAGAAATACCTGATAATATATGCGATTAAGTGTTGCATATCCCATACAAGTCTGTTATGTAATAAGAATGAACCGACCGTGGGGGTTTTAAAGTTTCCCCGACACAACCGGTTTTAGCATGTGGACCCTGACCCCCAGTTATTTTTTTTGATTCTCTAACTGGGGGTTAATCTGGAAAGGGAATTAAAAAATGAGTATATTTGTTGACGGCATGATGGCTAAGAAGCCTAATGAAAACGCGCCAAGTTGGATCAAGTGCAAGCTTAGTATTAAACGTGAAGCTTTGATGGCTTGGTTACAGAGTTGCGAGGATAGCGGTAAGGATGAATGGATTAATCTTAACGTAAAAGAGAGCGCCAGAAACGGTAAGTGGTATGTGGATGTAGATAGATGGAAAACAGATCACGGCACGCCGACCGCGCCCGTCGGTCATGAAAACGGTCATGAGTAAATCGGATTATAAAATAAAAAATGTTGAAAAAAATCAATGTTTAGACTTACTTAAAAAATATCATTACTTATCTAAGACTGAGGGTAATAAAGGTTTTAAAACAGGCCAGAATTACGGGTTGTTTAATAAGGATATGGACATTGTAGGGCTTTGTATTTTTACAGGTTTGCCTGTTCCTGAAATAGCTAAGGGTATGTATGGTTTAGATAGAAACGAACAAGGGGGTCTTTGGGAGTTATCGAGATTTGTGTTACGTCCCGATGTACAACAAGAAGAACATAACGCCGCTAGTTGGTTCCTTTCTAGGTGTCTTAAACTATTAAAAAAATCGGTTCTTGTGAGGTCTGTTTTATCTTACGCCGATTGTTCGGCACATACAGGCATTATTTATGCCGCTTGTAATTTTAAATTTTATGGAAAGTCCGCGCCGAAAAAAGATTTTTGGATAAAGAAAAACGATTTATTTGATGAGGCTATTTTTGAAAAACATAAACGTGGTAAGGTTAAAGGACTTGAAGGCGAGTGGCGTCCTCGAACCCAGAAACTTAGGTTTGCTATAACTTACGATAAAACATTAAAGATGTTATGGAAAGAAATGAAGTGGGGAACATCATGAATAAATCGGAAACGATGTGGATCCTTCGAGCGGTCCTGTTAATAAGCCTTACCGTGGCTGTGGTCTGGCATCTCGCAACCATTGTTTATTTTCTTTGGGATATTAAAATTATTATAGCTCTCATCATGATAGTTATTTGGATAGATTCTTTAAAAATAGATGTGCAAAGCTAATGAGTAAACCAACATACATACATGTAAATATGCACAAGATCCGCGCTAATAAAAAGAACGGAACGAATGAACCTGTTATCACGGTTAAAAAAGGTAAGACCAATCAATATGGACACGGCGTCGAAATCCACGGCCCTTCGACCGTGCTTTACGGTGGAAACGATAAACCGCTTTTATCTTGCGGCGCCCGCGTTGTAATTAAAACAATGTCGGAAGTTACTATTTTTGATACGCAACCCCCTAAGAAAAAAATAAGTTTTTGGAAAAGGAAAAAATAATGGAAATGTGGAAACCGACGTACATAACAATAGATGAAGTTTGCGAGATAACCCAACTGGCAAAGCCCACCATTTACAGGTTAACCCGCGAAGGGTCGTTTCCGAAAAACATCCACATACCCCGCGTTGAGAACCACGGCCCGAAGTTCATTAAAGCATGGGATAAAGAAAAAGTTATTAATTACACCTACAATCAAACGGGTCGTTTTAGTATGGGACGGGTGCGAGAAGACCACGTTTGGTACGACGAGTTTACCGTAAGTTACGTTGACCAGTTCATAGCATGGATCTCGGCTTCCATAAAAAACCTATTCAAAAACAAATATGTTCGAACCGCAATTATTTCTGGAATTTTAGCAGGGCTTCTTTATAACGTTTTATAAATAAGGGGCAGACTAATGGTTACGATTGATATCGATATAACAGACGATGAGTACGTTACGCAGGCCATGGAAAAATTTAATATTGATATTGAGCTCACACAATATGGAGCACGGGTCACGGGACTACGCGACGACATTATGGGATATTTACGGTCGGACTTACATGGGCTCGACTACACCGACGTTGAAGGGCTCTTCCCCGAGCTTATGGATAATTCAGGATACTACTAATGAATGTAAATTGTTTGACATGCGGAAACGAAATGACTTGGAATAGTGATTTTGATGTAGAGGAAGAGGACGGACCTTACACCATGTTTAGTGTTTATACGTGCTCGAATTGTAATGGGCTTATGGAATTTTATGTAGCTAACGAAGACCACGAGGACTTTAAAAACCTTGGGTAAACGAAGCAACTTCGACCGCGTCCCACGGGACTATTACCCCACGCCGTTGGAAGCTGTTCTTCCGCTTTTGAAACACCTCCCTGAAGACGTTCTTTTTGCGGAACCCTGTGCAGGAGACGGTAGACTTATCACGCACATTGAAACAAATTCCTCGGCCCGCGCCTATCTCATGACGGACATTGAACCCCAAGTCGATTA